ATGGTGAGCGTATTCAGCAGGCATTGAATGCAGGCTATATCCCTGTCCTGAAAGACGGCTCCTTGGGCGATATTGAGGTAAGCGGTGGCGACCTGGCTCATGAAGATGAGTGGGTCAGCAAGCCAGTGGGTGACACCCCGCACGGCAAGCTCATGGCTTATTTGATGGCAATTCGCAAGGAGTGGTACGAGGAGAACATGCGCCTGAAGCAACAGGACATTGATCTCTTCGATGAGGCAATTCAACAAGGCAACTCATTTGATCCCCAAGGCAACCTGGGCAAGTCCGACAAGACTTACTCGAAGGCATCAATTTCACACAATGCCGACCTGCGCAGATAAGCGTGGACTCGGCTATCATTAACTAGCTGAGGATAAATATCATGGCTAATGCAGATACCCCTTTCGGGTTGAAGCCAATCGGGTCGGGCGCTTCTTCTGTAAGCACTGGCAAGGTTGTTCCCATGTATCTCCCATCCGACTACGCAACAAGCGTATTCATCGGCGACCCTGTAATTAAGGTTGCAGCCGGATCAAACGATGTTGCAGTAACGGTAATCGGTGGTGGCACATTTGAGATCGGGACGCTTCCCGAGGTCAACGTGGTCGCTGTGGGTGATACAAACGAAATCACAGGTGTCGTTGTGGGCTTCCTGCCTACTACGCGAGACAGTGCCATTTATGGTGCTGCTTCCACGACCCGCGTGGCTCTCGTAAACATTGACCCGTATCAGGAATACCTGATTCAAGCAGATGGTGCCGTTCCGGCCTCTTCTGTTGGTCTTAACGCGGTGCTTATTGCTACTCATAGCGGCAGCACTACCACTGGCCTCTCCGGCATGGAACTGGACACTACGTCTGACGCTCCTGCCGCTGATGCCTCTAACCAGCTGTTGATCACGCGACTGTACAACGCTCCAGACAATGAGACTAACCTCGTCCACAATAAAGTTATTGTGCGTGTGAACATCTCAACTGAAGCAGCGACACGAGCTGGTCTGCTCGGCATTTAAGGAGGAATAACACATGGCTGCTCCTATTAGTACAGGCAACCACCCTAAACTCCTGTGGCCGGGTATTGTTGATATCTGGGGTCGCACCTACAACTCTCACGGCGAGCAATGCAAAGATCTCTTTGATGTTGTAAGCTCTGAGAAGGCTTATGAGGAAATGGTTGAAGTCACTGGCTTCGGCGTTGCTCCTGTTAAGTCGGAAGGTGCTGCTACAGTATACGATACTGAAACACAGGGCACCGTTACTCGAGCTACGCACGTTGCATACTCACTGGGTTACATCGTAACCAAGGAAGAGATGGACGATAACCTGTATCTCGAAGTATCTGGTACACGCGCTAAAGCCAACGCTTTCAGCATGTACACGACCAAAGAAACTGTTGCGGCTAACGTCTACAACAGGGCCTTTAACAGCTCGTACACGTTTGGCGACGGCAAGGAAATTCTGGCGACTGACCACCCGACTCTGTCTGGTAACCAGTCAAACGAGCTTTCCACGGCTGCTGACCTTTCTGAAGCATCACTTGAGGACCTGCTCATTCAGATTATGAATGCCAAGAACTCTCGTGGTCTGCGAATCTCTCTGTCTCCGCGCACGTTGCATGTTGCTCCTGGCAACTACTTCAACGCCAAGCGGATTCTGGATAGCTCGCTGCAGAACGATACGGCAAACAACGCGATCAACGTCATCAAGAACTCAGGTGCCATCCCCGGCGGCCTGAAGGTGAACAACTACTTCACCGACGCAGACGCATGGTTCGTCCGAACTGATGCGCCTTCTGGCATGACTATGTTTGATCGTAAGCCGATTGAGTTCAGTCAGGACAACGACTTTGACACTGACAACGCTAAAGCTAAGTCTTACATGCGTTTCAGCCTCACTGTCGGTGACTTCCGAGCGCTGTACGGCAGCCCTGGGGCTTAACCTGTAGGGGGCTTCGGCCCCCTCAACCAAGGAGACTAAAATGGCTGAAAAGGTTATTCAACGGCTGCGAGGCGTCAACTCAACCGATTATGAGCTTCAGGACGACGATGGCATCTTTGTGCATAATGCATCAGGTGCCGCTGAAGTCTTAGCGGCTGCCAAAACGCTGGATGCAGAGGACAATGGTAAAACATTCTTCCTTGCCCTGGCTGGCGGCTTTACGGTTACGTTGCCTGCTCCACAGCTTGGCTACGAGGTCACTTTCATTGTCTCTGTTGCTCCCACTACAGCCTATGTCATCACCACCAATGGTGGCGCTGATGTTATTGTGGCTGGTATCAACGAGCTGGAAGTTGACACTACCGAAGATGGCCCTTATGACGACAATGCCGACACGTTTAACTTCGTGGCAAACACTGCTGTTGTAGGGGATTTCGTTACTTTCAAGAGTGATGGTACAAAGTGGTATGGCCACGGTCAGACTAATGCTGACGGCGGCGTAACCATGTCCACCACATAAGGAGGTGATCCTTGCGCAACCGCAATGAATATGTCCACGGGGCTCATAATTTGACATGCAGCCGCTCTGGCTTCAAGATTAAGTCCACTGAGGCGAGAAGAGAGTGGAACAATTCTGTGGTGCGTAAAGAGGACTTTGAACATCGGCACCCCCAGGATTTTGTCCGAGGGGTGCGCGATGTACAAGCTGTGGATGATCCACGACCTGGGGCACCAGACATCCCCACGCACACCGAGACTACACTCGATGCAGCGGAAGTATCTGGACAAACACAACTTAGTGTTACGGCAACCACCAACATGACTGCTGGCGACAGCATTATGATTGAGCTGGATGACGGAACATTCCACCTGTCTACCATTGCCTCACTTGTGGCAGGAGATACGGTAACGATAGCAGATGCGCTGCCCAGTAAGGCCGCATCAGGCAATACAGTAATCATTGCGTCAGCACAAACATCGGAGAATGATCTGTAATGGCAACATCAGGCGTAACAGCATACGACAGAACAGGCGCGCAGATCGCAGAACATGCAGCCAGGCTGATCAAGATCATTGGGGTAGACGAAACCCTTGATACCACATCTGGCGGGGAAGAGGACCAGATCCTCGAGTCCCTGAACCTGATGATCAAGTCTGAGCAGATGAGGCTCGGTCTTTGGAGGCAGCGTGAAGCAAGGCTGTTTCTGGAGGACAGTATAGCCCAATACAAATTGGCGGGCGCACGCTTTGCTGATGAAGATGAGATTGGGGAAACCACGCTGGATGCAGACGAGGCATCAGGGCAGACGGTGCTGAGTGTAACAGCCACCACCGACAGCACCAAGCATACAGATGTGGCTATGGCTGCCAGCGATGTGATAGGGGTGGTGCAGGACGACGACACAATTCACTGGTCCACTATAAGCACGTTCTCTGCGGGCGATACAGTTACGCTGAATGACGCCCTCACGGGTGCGGCCAGCTCTGGCAATAAGGTGTACTGGTATACGACGGCGGGCCCAAGACCCCTCAAGGTGATTAGTGCCAGACGCGAGAATGGCGGCAATGAGATCGAGATGCACATGCTGTCTCGAGAGGAATACTTCAACCTGCCCAACAAGACGGCCACGGGCACCCCGGTGCAGTATTACTATGACCCCCAGCAAGCCGCTGGCGTGATGTACTTGTGGCCCGCCCCCAGCACCGTTGATGATGTGGTTAGGCTCACGTATCTGGACGAGCTTGAGATCATTTCCGCCAACACGGACACCAGCAACTTCCCGCAGGAGTGGATGGAATACTTGGTGTATAACCTTGCAGTGCGCATAGCCCCCTTGTACGGCATTGCCGTACCCCAGGAAGTGTTGATGACGGCAGCCCAGACCAAGGAATTGCTGGAAGGCTGGGACATGGACGATGCCTCTGTTTACTTTGGATACAGCCCATATGGCTCGTAAGAAGCGCAAAGACCCAAAGCCTGACCAGGACGGGAAGTTCAAGGTCAGGAAGGGGAAACAGATTGTCAAGATGAGCATGGACGACATCGTGCGCACCTGTGCGGGCATGTCCATCGCGGCAGAAGAAGATGACCATGACTTTGAGGTGAAGCCCAAGTGAGACTCCCCGTACCGCTGAACAGCAACTACGGCAGCACTCGGCTTGCCACTACCGAGCAGCGCACGATCAACATGTATCCTGCGACCAAGCGCGGTTACAGGCAGTTTCCGGGCTTGGCAGCGTTCTACGCCGACACGGAAGGTGCCGCTACGTTTACCAAAAACCAAGGCGTATCTAGCGAGGCTATACGCGACATCAGGTTTAACAGCGCTGGCACAAAGGTGTTTTTTCTGGATCAAACCAATGACCAGATCGAAGAGGCGGCCCTGTCAGGCGCATGGGATATGGCTACGATTGGAGCCTTAACGGCCACAGCCTTGACCCACCCCACCCCAGTGCCCACGGGGTTTAACTTTAATGGCGACGGCACGAAGCTGTATGTGTGCGATGCTGACCGCAACATCTACCAATACACACTATCTCCGGCATACGACACAACATCCCTGTCCTACGACTCTGTGTCCCTGGACATGACTGGCGAGATACCCGCTGGGGGGTTTCCGTATACGTTTACTTTTAATAGCGACGGAACCAAGTTGTATGCTCCCAGCCGTTTAGGCGGTATCGTGTCCACCACGGTGCAGGCCGTGCTGCAGTACAGCCTGTCGTCGGCGTATGACCTGTCCACTGCCACGTATGATGACACCTATCTGGACCTCGGCAATCTGACGAACATGACGCCCGTGGGCATCGACATCTCTGCGGATGACTCAACGCTGATTATAAACACGGCGTCCAGCGAGCTGCAGCGTGAATACAGGATAACTGACAGCACAGACATTGCTACAGCGCAGATCGTCTCAACGTTTGACACGCACACCAGCATCAATGTGCCGACGTTTACCTTCGATGGCACTTCCCGGTCAGCTTACACGGCATTCAGCAGCAACTATTACTTCACAGATGACGACTTCACGGTTGTGGCATGGGTTGCCCCAGACGACGAAACGCCCGCGTCCCTCAATACCATCATGTCCATGTGGCAAGGCGGCAGCACAAAGGACTGGTACTTCGGCATTGATACCAGCGGGAACCTGGAATTCGGGTCCTCGTCCAACGGTACGTCAGCGACTGCAACATCCACCTCATCCGCCACGCCTTCATGGCCGGGCAGTGGCGGCGGTCTGTGGGTTCGCGTAACATGGTCTGGCAGTAACGTGCTGTTTTATACTAGCACGGACCCCCGCAAAACGGCTGTTGGGTCCGTGTCATGGTCACAGCTAGGGGCTACGCAGGCCCATGGGGAATCAACCATGGCTAGGCTAAACAGCAGCAGGCTAGAGGTTGGAGCCCTGCTTGGTGGTAGCAACTGGTTTGATGGAGAAATGAACTCGGTCAGCCTGATTGGCGGCACAGATGCCACGGTCACGCCAACAGCGCAACTGGATGCCAGGGATCACGAAGGTCCGGTCAGTGCCAACTGGATCACGTTTGCCATGACATCAGCTACAGGCGAGGCGTGGACTACCATTGCGTTTGTCCAGTTCTCGGATGTGGGCATTTCTTTCGGTGATAGCGGCAACAAGCTCTATCTCAGTAACTTTGACACGGACAGATCCAGCGACATTGACCAGCTGGCATTGTCCACCACCTACAGCCTCGGGCAGGACAGCAAAGTAGCCAGGGGTATGCTGGCTATGGATGGTATCCTGTACGCCATCTGGGACACCACCCTATACAGCATCTCAAACATAGGGGTTGCCACCAGTATTGGCACTATCGCCGGGTCTGACAGGGTGGTCATGGAGACAGACGGTGTGCAGTTGCTGATCACCACGGGCTCATCGGGCGGGACAATCTATCGCTATACCGTGGCGGGCGGGCTGACCACAATTACGGATGCAGACGTAGAAGACACGGCCAAGTCGAGCGCATACCTGGATCTGGCATTCTATCTGGATCAGGCAGATGGTAAACTGATCGCTTCTGCCAACAATGACGCCACCAGCTACAGCGCAGACGATGTTCTTGAGGCCGAATCATTTGCTGACGACATTGTTAGAATGTTTGCCCACAACCAGTTGCTGTATGCATTTGGCGAGAACAGCACAGAAGTCTATTACACATCCGGCACGGGCAGGCCGCCCATTGAGAGGCAGCAGGTTATTGAGCGTGGGTTAGTGGGCACTCACGCTGTAGACAGCATAGATGACATGATCTTCTTTGTTGACCAGTTCAGGCGTCCCAACATGATGTCTGGCCTGCAATACCAGCCCATTTACCAACCCGGCGTGGCTGAGGCATGGGAGGCGTACAATACGATCTCTGACTGCATTGTGACCACCTACAGCTACAGGCAGCAGACCTTTGTGGACTTTATCTTCCCTTCTGCTGACAAGCACTGGACGTACCATGTTGACAGCCAGGAATGGTCTGAGCGCCAAGCAAGCGATGGCACGCGATACAAGACCGTGGAGTACACCAACGTATACAACAAAACGCTTGCCTTGTGGAACAGCAACATCTGGGAGTTGTCAGAAGGGACGTACCAGGACAACAGTGCGAACATGGTCAGAACCAAGGACAGCGGTCCCATTACAGCGGAGTTGTTTGATGGTGGCGCAGCGGGTGATGAGTTAATCTGCAACGGGCTGAAGATCACAACGGATTGCACCACAGACAGCACCACGATTACCGTTACCTTGTCTAAGGACGGGTCAGCCTTTGCCCAAAGCCGCACCCTGACAGTCAATAGCGGGCTTGAGACAAGAGAGCTAAATAGGTGGGGCAAGTTCAGGGAGGGTGTATTCCGTTTCTCATGCTCTGCCAATGCTGGTGTTGACATCGTGGCAGTGGATGGAGACTTCGAGGTGCTGGGTGGCTAGACGCATACGCAATATCAATGCCCGCCTGCAGCAGATAGGCCGCAGGTCTACCGAGGTACAGTTGCAGGAGATTCGTGAGGTTCTGGTTGATCTGTATTGGCTGGCATCCAGGTTCAAAACCCGGCAGACTGGCGATTACAACATTACCGGGGAAGTGAGATACGAAAGCGTAACCATGGCCAATACGTCAGCAGCTACCGTTACTATGGTGGACTTCCCTGAAGACCAAGCCCAAGTATCGGTAAAAAGAACAGATGCACAAGTCACTATCGACTTTAACGGCAAGACTTACGGCCCTACAGGGGCATCCACGCTGATCATCAATACGGTAGGGGATTGCCCTACGCTTGAGTTTGATGAAGACGACAATGAGTGGTGGCCTATATGAGTCATTTTGGTGATGCGGGCTTCGGGGTAGACTCTACAGGCAATAGCTCGACAGCCACGCTGTCTGGTGCTGCCACCTTTACTGGCACGGGCGAACAGAACAATTACCCAGACGCTTTTATCATGTGCAAGTCTGATGTTGCAGGAACGCTCTACTTTGATTTCAGCAATGACGGCACAAACTGGGACTCTACTTATCCTGTGGCTGGGTACGAATGCGCGGCAGGCATAGCAGAGGTTCACGTTGCCAGGAAGGCTGGGAGATACTTCAGGGTCAGGTACGTCAATGGCGCAAGCGCGCAAAGCTACTTCAGGCTGACCACTTATTACGGCACCTATGGGCAGTTAATGGCTGCCGCCAATCAGTCGCTTGGCACGGACGCAGACGCGTCTGTGGTGCGGGTGTACGCCCCGGCGCAGGACGAGATTGTTAAGGGCGCAAGAAGCGGTATCAGGCACTACACCAAATTCGGCTACCTGCCCGATATCGACACGGCTGACAACGAGATAATGATCACGGCAGACCCAGCAAAGCCAACAGGGCCGGAGGTGCTGTCCACAGCCGAGACTTTTTCTATTGCATATACGGCAGCCAGTGACGGTGCAGGCGGCGGGGCGACAGGCGCGACAATACTCTACTTCGATTACGTCGACAGCAATGGCGAGTTTGCGACAGCCACGCACACTTTGGGCAGTTCCAGCCCCGATACCACATCATTTTCCGGCCTTGGCATTAACCGAGTGGCAGTCGCTGCATCCGGGTCAGCGGATACTAACGTGGCGGCAATCACGATCACATCAAGCTCGTCTGGCGGGGTACATGCGTATATCCCGGCAGGTCAGGGTGTGACACAACAGGCTTTGTTCCATACACCCAGCAACGCCGTCGGTGTGGCGAAGCTCCTGTTTGCCAACGTGAACAAAATCTCTGGCGGCTCCTCTCCAAGAGTGACCGTTAAAGGGTGGGTTCACAACAGAACTGTGGACACTAAATTCGAGGTCTTCAGGTACGTTATGGATACCGCTAACGAGAACCACATCACGTTGAATGAGCCTGTCTGGTTTAAATTATCGTCAGGCGATATTATCTACTTCACAGCCTCCACAGACACTAACAACACGGCTGTAAGCTCGTTCCGCTTCAGTCTTAACTTGTACGACAACGACTGATGGCAACAGACGAACAAAGGAATGCCCATGCTGTCTACCTTGGCGCTGACGCAGATGGCGACGGCTGGGTCACTGATGTCGAATGGTCCCAGCTCAAGCCGTTCTACGATAACATCAAGTCGCTTATGCAGCGGCAGAGCCTGTCATGGGAGGAGGCGTTGGCCCACAACGAGCGGGCGCTATCCCAAGAGCCGGGCGTGGACGCTGACGGCGATGGCTTTGTATCAAACCAAGAGTGGAGCAATAGGCCAAGCCTGATTGCGCCCACGGTCAGCGAGCCAGATCTGGGGCAGGGCGACCCGACTGGTGGCTACGTGGTGCCGGAATGGGGCAGCGACGGCTACGAGACAGGTGGCAGTGGCGGCGGTAACGGCGAGGTTGGCACTGGGGGCGGCGTCCCCGTGGAACAGCAGCCTGGGGGCGTAGGCAATGACGGCCCGGCCATTCTGCCCGATGGGGAGGTGGTGAGCGAAACTGGCTGGATAGAGGGCTCTGGCGTCAACTGGGGCGGCGTATACATCCCGCCTGACTTGGCCGATACAGTACAGAAGTTTATCCAGACCATTCCGACGAATACGCCTGAGCTGGTGCAGCAGGCAGCCCAGTTGGGCATTATACCGGATACACCTGAGCTACATGCGTGGCTCGAGGCAAGCGGTATCACGACAACAGAGCCCCCCAAGCATGAGTCTGGCACGGTTGTTGACATCAACGACACAACCAAGTGGACCAAT